TTATTTAAGATTAAATTGTATTCCTTTATTATGTTTTGTAATTAATTTCAAGTCTTCTATTTTAGTTTCCTTGGGTACATCAAAAGCAATATAAGTATTTTTTGTTATACCAGAGTTAAACTTATCGTATGCTCCAATAAAACTACTATTTTTATTATATATAGTTTCTTGGCTATTAAGCTGTCCTAAAGCTTCAAAAGCATTGTCATCAACTTCATATACTGTCTTATCTTTTTTTAGTGCAAATTCGTTAGTATTATATTCTGTAGCTTCTTCACCATTATTTTTCAACTCTAGTTTTATTACTATAAATTTCCCACTTGGTGTTGATTTCCCAGATTCATTGCTAATAGCACCATTTTCTTTAGCTTCTAAAATTTTAATACTTAAATTTCCTACAGGAGACTGTTCTCCAAATTTCACATCCTTCTTTTCTTCTTTTACTTCCTCTTTTGTGCTAGAAACTTGTTTATCTACACTTTGACCAATTTGTTTATTAACTCTACTAATTGCTGTAGCATCACCTATAAAATACCCTGCAATAAATATAATAAGTCCGCCTATTATTAATTTAAAATTCTTTTTCATGTCCTTAATCCCCCTCTTGTTAATATAGTTTAATTATAACAAAAATGTAATATTTGTAAATAAAATATCAAACTTTGGATATATTAAGAACAAAACAATTTACAAAATATCATGCAAAAAAATATAACTTAATATTTTACATACTTCCCATAAATATATCCACCATGTGAAGGATAATATATGTGTATCCAATCTCCCTCTTTACGATATACTCTAACTGTTGTACCGTTAACTAATGTTTCTAATATGTTAGAAGATGTAGATTTCTTTTCTCTTACATTTACACCGCTTGGTGTGCATATAGTACCTGTTTTCCCATCTAAATTAATCCATCCATTATTGCTGTTACCTGTTGGCTTGCTTGATGTATTACTTGTAGTTTGTCCTACCAAACCTTTAACTATAGCATTAGCCATACTTTCGGCATTAAATCTATTCATATCGTTTTTATTATCACAAAAACAACATTCTATAAGCATGGCTTTAGCTTTTGTATGTTTTAATACATATAAATTACTACCATCTTTTATACCTCTATTTGTATAACCTAATGAACAGATATTATTTAAAACTTTTCTAGCTTCTAATAATTCTTTCCCTCCGTATGTAAATACTTCAGTACCATATGCATTACCATTAAAACAATTAAAGTGTATGCTTACATATAAGTCTACATTATTGCTATTAGCCATATTAGTTCTATAACTTAAACTATCATTTAAGTTGGTACAAGTATCTTTATAACATTTAATTACTGTATGTCCTAAAGCTTGTAATTTACTTATTACTCTAGTTCCTACTTCTCTAGTTAGATTACTTTCTGCTTTTATTCCTACTGCTCCATAATCTGCTCCAGACATTGTATGTCCACAATCTATTCCTATTTTCATATAAATTCCTCCCTAAAATTTAATATAAAAAAAGAACAAAACTATTTGTCTTGCTCTTTTCTATCCTTACTAAAATAAAATGCCACAACCATTGTATAAATGGTTATAAATTCTGTATTTAAAGTATTCTTAATTGCTAATACAGCAAATACAATAGTCATTATTACCGCTATAAGCCATCTAGCACTCGTTATTTTATTCAATACTCTATCCATACTACCCCTCCAATTTACCCTCTATTTTATCAACTGTCTTTTTTACATCTTCTATAACATTTAATTTTTCTGCCAACTCTTTAATAATGTCTTGGTATTTCCCTTCCCTTCTAGAATTTTCTCTAAGCACATAAAAAAGAAGATATGCAAAGAATACTGCAAATGCTCCTTGTGTTGCTACTAATTTAATTATTTCATTTTCCATGTCACCCTCCAGTAATTAAAAATAGGCAAAATAAAAACACCTATTCGGTGCCTACTTTGCCTTTTAAATTTGTGTCGCTTTATTTATCTATTCCGTCTTAAACTTCTGGTGTATTTTGTAGTATATAATCCTCTATAGCTTCTCTATAATCTGTATTTGTCACATCATCTATTATATAAGTCTTGCTTGTTTTAGGATTTAATCCATTATTAACTATTCTCTCTGCACATATTCTTACTATCACCATATTAATTTCCATTATAAAATCCCTCCTATATTATTGTCTGCTTGAAGCATTAATTGATTTTCTAATTCTTGCTTTTCTCTTTTTAATCTTTCTTCTTGCGTTTCTATGTGTGGAATATCTTCTGTTATTAATTCCTTAGTTTCTACATCTATACCTTTTACAATTTTGTTATTTAGCTCCCCAAACTCTGTAATTATATAGGGTAAACCATCTGGTAATGTGTGAGGGAGTACATCCCCTTCAGCATCCCCAGTGTTTATCCAGATTTTACCTGTATTATCATAAATTATTAAAGAACCTCTTTTCATTTTTCCTCCTTCTATTCTGTTATAAAAAAATAAATTCCTCCAATACAAATTCCTTTGGGCGTAGAATAAAATTCGTTTGGTATTGTTATTATAAGTCCATTATTTTCAATTTTTACATTAATTAAATATTGATTCAAATTACTTATATTGTTACGGGCATATTGACTTAAATTAAATTTAAATTCTTCTGTACTTGCAAACCAAGAATCGTAATCGCTTCTACCGTTATCACCATACATGTTAATAAAAATAAATATATTTTGGGGTATAAATTTTAAATCTTTTAATTCATATATTAGTTTCTCATTTTGAAAATCTATTTTACCTTTAGCCCATTTTTTACCTGTACTAACTTTGCTAATATTTTTTATTATATCTTCCCATTTGCTTTCTTTTGTAATCTGTAGACTTTTATCTAATTGCAATAATGCGTCTACAGTATTAAATTTTACATTATTGCCAGAAGTAAAAACCTCATTAATTGCACTTACTAAATTTGTTTTATTGATAGTTTTTAAGTTATCTTTATTACCTGTTAGTGTCGTAATATCAGCCAATTGTAACTTATTTTCTGATATTTGCATTTGTAGTTTTGCTGCAATATCTTCATTTGGGTCTAGCGAATTTTTTAAATCATCCACCCAATCAGTAAATTTTTTACCAGTAGCAATTTTAAATTCATTTACCCATTTTTCAAAGTCCCCTTCATGTACATTCTTTTGCTCATTGAACCATGCTTGAAACTGACGGAAAATTTCTGTAGTATCTACCTGTTTTATAGTTCCATGGACTATCCCACACAATTGGTTATTTAATCTTGTATCTGTTATATCAGATTGATTAATCTTTATTACTCCATTTCTTACATATACATCTACTATAGCAATTTCATAAGCATCTGCATCACGTTGTAATACTGGAGCAACTGGACTACTTGCATATTGTCCTTTTTTTACAATAGCTTTAATCTTTCTTTCTAAAAAATCCAATCTTAAAACTATCCTATCTATTCTATTTAATACTCCATCTGCTGGGTCTAACTTCAAAATATAGTCATCTGTATTTTCATACATATACCCATTAATCCAAGCATACCCTTTTTTAATTCGTACCTGCATATTATTATCTATCGCAACTACTTGCAATTGGTTTGCTGGATTAGGAAATACTCCATTTCCTATAAATGTACTAAAGTATCTAGCAAAATCTTCAGCTAAATAAGACCTATCTGGATTACCTTGCTGGTCTAATACCGCATTGAAAAAACTACTTCTTTCCATTACCTCACCACCTGTTTTATTTTATCTATTATAGTAGGGATATTATTTCCAAACACTACATTAACCTCTAAACCTTTTTCCTCATATACCTCTTCTATTTCTGTAATTGGGGTATCTATTCTTATTCCCCACTTCTTATCCACTACAGTTACAATGTCACCTAAGTTGAAATCAACTTTATATTTGTTATTTCCCTGTGTGTTTATTTTGCTATCAAAAGTTTGGATTTCCTTACATTCTTCTAGCTTTTCTTTTCCTCTTTGTATCAATAATGGTTTATACCTCTCCCAAGGGATTTCAACTTCATAAGTTTCCTCATGTTCTCCAATAACATTACCTTCCTCGTCTCTATCTGCTACCATTTTTTTCTTTTCTTCTTTATCAGTTATATCTCTAGCATCTACATATAGCTCAAATCTATCTAACCCTTTGGTATTTCCAATACTAGTTAATTTTCTATCTTTACCTTCTCCAGCACCAGCAATTAAAGTTGTGTTTTTATAATTGTTTAAGCTATCCATGTATTCTTGTTCTAAGATATTCTCAAAGCTTCTAGAAAAAATACAAGGTGCTATAGTCCCATTGTTTATGGTTCTATCAACACCTTTGTATACATCAAACAGTATTTTTCTATTTTTAATATTTAATATATTTCTATATCCTAGATTATTTGTATTACTTATATTTTCTAACTGCTCTATTATATTTCCAAAGCTGTTAGTATATTTAATATCTTCGTTAAATCCTTTTAAATCTCCTAGAATTACATTGGGTATTTTTCTATCTAGATTAATTGGAGTTATAGCATTTTCTAATACTAGCTTTCTCATTAAATCCTCTGTTTTCCCATCAAAACTAACTCTATCCCAACTAATGCGCCTATCTAAATAATTAGTTAAAAACTTACCTTTAACTTCTAAATATTCTTGTCCATCTTCTCCTATTTTTAGTTGCCTTGTTTCTATATAACCAGCTTCAACATCATTCTTTTTATAAACCACATTACCTTTTTTTAACAATTCTAAGATATTAGAATCTAAAGCACAATGTAATTCAAATTCTCCTGTTTTACTATACCTTCTAATCCACCTTAAAGAGATAAAAGTATCTAATATACCTATTAATTCTAAATTCCTGTCAAATATATATAACTCCATAAACTACACCCCCAAATATTGTGGACTAAAATATATATTAACTTCTAAATTATCCAAATTACTATCCGCATTGTAACGGAATAAATTATCTCCAACATCTAGTTGTAGGAATGTATCTCCTCCACCTACAATATCTAAATAATTTAATATGTCTGTAGTAACACCATTAAGCTTTTGTAATATTTTTTTCTTACTATAGTTAGTATTTATTATGAATTTTTCTCCTGCAACCATTCCTTTATTAATCTTTATAAACTCTCTAGTATTTACATTAAATAAAGATGGATTTTTAAGAGTACCTCTTGCAAAAAATTCTATTATCATACCTGTTTCGATCTGTCCATTATTTAGCACATTAACTATTAAAGAAGGCTCTCTATGCCCCATTGTAATTCCTTTATTAACTGGAATTACTAAAGGGAAATGAAAGTCTCCCTTCCATAAGGCTATATTAACTTTACTATCAATATAATCTTTCCAATATGGATTATTACATAAAAAACTCATTTGAAATTTAGGATTATTTTCTTTAGGTATAACAGGTGCAGTTTCCACTTTGCATTCTACATATTTTTTTATATTCCCATCTGTATAAATTAATTTAGATTTTAATTTAGGATTTATTATACTTAATAATTTTTCTCTGTTTAATTCTTTATTTTCTGTTATAGCACCTTGAATAACTATATTTCTATCATCTAAGGTACTTCCTACGCAAGTACTTCCATCTTGTCTCATTCCTTTACTACTGTAAATAATATTCTTTAAACCACTTATACCATCTATATTTTGTAAGAAAAAAGGACTCCAAATAGAAAATTCTATCTGTTGTCCTTTCTCATTTTCGTATATAAATTTTTCTTTTTTATTCATATCACCACCTCACTTTTACCAATTTAGTGCTAATTCTCTTAAATTGTTTTTAGATTGTCTAGCCAATTCGCTTGGAGTTGGTACTGGAGAATAAATATGTTGTGTTACATTTATTCCATTACTGCCATTAAATCCTTTTAATACATTATTAGCTACCTTTGTTGCTACGCTTTCAGCCGTTTGCATAACCAAATCTTGACTTGCATCATGGTTAAATATTCTAGTTCCTCTTGGGAGATCGTAAAGTTCATAATTGCTATTTCTACCTGGAGCATCATGTAAATAAGTAAGTCCTCCGCTAAAGTATCTATCTCCTGTCCATTTTTTTTGTGGTTCGGGGTCTCCGCTAGTTTTAGACTTAATCCATCTTATAATTGGGTTGTTAGCAAACCAACTCTTTAACTTTTCCCATTTAGTCATTATGTGTCCGTCTGTTGTATCAATATCTTTAAGAGTATCACTGTTCATTTTTTTTATTTGCTTTACAACTCCATCCTTAAGCTCGTTAGCCTTACTAATAGAACCTTTCCTTTGTCTCTCCGCTTCCTTTAACATTTTATCTGCCTGCTCTTTTGTTATAACCTTACTTTCATCTCGCATTTTAATTATTTGTTTAACAGTTCCATCATACTGTTTATTAGCTTTATCTACTGCACCTTGCCTTTGCTTTTCTGCATTTTTTATTGTATCAGAAGCCTGCTCTGCTGTTATTCTCCCATTATAGTTTTTTAGTCTTTCCATTATCGTCTTTTGTTCAAGTTCAGATGTACTTAGTGTTTTAACTGCATTTTCTTTCATTTGATTTTGTAAACCGTCAATTGTTTTGGCTTCCTCTGCTGTAATTTGCCTATGATTATCGGCTGCATTTTTTATAATAGTATTGATTTGATTTTGCAATCCATCAATTGTCTTTTTTTTATCTTCCCAACTAGTCGTGGTTGTTTGTAATATTTTAGCTTCCTCTGTTGTGGTCAAAACATTACTTCTGCTAAAAAATTCTTGCTGGCTTTTTAATTCTTCTTCCTTTTTTTTATCTAATCCAACCTTAATTTTATCCCCCATATCTTTGTATAATTGCTGTAAATTAGAAGATTGTTGCTTAGTAATTGCAGTGCTTTTATTTAAAGTGTCTGTAAACTCTTTTATAGTTTGATCCTTCTGTTTTTTGTTAAGTCCTTTAGTTCCATTTACCATTGCAGTGTATTGTTTTATTATTTCATCTTTATTTTTTTTAGTTAGTACTCCTGTGTCAGCAACTAATTTTTTAAAATTAGTTGTCATTGTATTTTTTTGCTCATTTGAAAGTGAACTAGATTTTTTACTCATATCACTAAAATTTTTAAGAACTTTATCTTTAGCTTGCTTAGTAAATTTATCAGAATTTGTTACCAAACTCATCATTGCACTACTTGCTTTTTTATCTATTTCTAAGTACGCTCCTACTGCTTTTTTTGTTTGATTTGTAAAATTAACTGTCTTGGTTATCACAGTATTCATTTTGTTACCGTATTGATCTACGGTAGTTTGGGTGGTTTTTAATTTTTTATCAAACAAATCAACAGATGGGACTGCCTCTTGTTTAAGATTTTTATGCAATTTATATGCTCCATATCCTACCGCTGCTACTCCTGCCACTGCAATGCCTAGCACTGGAACAGACATTCCTAATGCTCCTGCTAATTTTACAACTCCACTTGCTGCTAAACCTCCAGCACCTTTAACTCCACTAAATGCTGTACTTAATAATCCTGTTTTTGCTCCTGTTGTTGCCATTGTAGCTCCAGCCGTCACACTTGCTACTTCTACCCCTTTTGTAGCAAGTGTTACCTTGCCCATTATTCCAGCCACTTTACTTCCGAAACTTACAATGCTACCGAATCCAGTTATTACTTTTCCTATACCAACTACAGTAGGTCCTGTAATTGCTACAAATGCACCAAATTTAACAATACCTTTCTGCATTTCTGGACTTAGATGAGAAAATTTTTCTGTCATTCCTGCAACGCTAACTGCTATATCTCTTAATGCAGGTAACAAATTATTACCAATACTTATACCTGCATCTACTATCTGATTTCTTGCCATTTTTAACTTACTTTCTGTAGTCTCATATCTTTGGTTTGCTTCGTTAGTAAGAGCAATATTTTCTCCCCAAGCTTTAGTTCCCATATTTATAGAATCTTCTAATAAAGTACCTGCATTTGCTGCTCTAAGTAAACTGTCTCTAAGTCTTACTTCTTTTATACCCATTTCTTCTAGCATTTCTATAGCTGATGTTCCAGCATTTTCTGCATTACCTAAACCTCTTATAAATGCAATAAGTGCAGTGGATGCATCTTTTTGGAACGCTTCTTTAAACTGTTCTCCTGTCATTCCTGCTATTTTACCGAAGTTGTCCAATTCTTTAGAGCTTTTTATTACAGCATTCATTTCTGCTGTGGTCATATTCAAAGAATCTGCAACTTCTTTAAATGCTTTCCCATTATTGGACGCTAGAAGTTCAAGTTCTCTCATAGACATTCCTGTTGCCTGAGATAATTTTTTAGCTTGATCTGAGCCTATTGTTGCAGCCGCTTGCATCTTAACCATAACTTTGGATATAGCAGAACCACCCATTTCCGCTTCTATCCCTACAGAACTTAATGCACCTGATAAACCTAATGTTTGTGCTTCTGTTAAGCCAATTTGTTTACCTGCTCCCGCAAGTCTTAGCCCCATTTCTACAATTTCTGATTCTGTTGTAGCTAAATTATTGCCTAGGTGAACTATAACAGAACCTAACTTATCAAATTCAGTTTGTGGCATTTGTGTAATATTAGCTAATCTAGCCAATGAAGTAGCTGCCTGTTCTGAGCTCATGTTAGTTGAATCTCCTAACATGACCATGGATTTAGTGAATCCTTGAATATTTTCTGTCTTTATACCTAGCTGCCCCGCTGCCTCCGCAACTCCCGATATTTCTACAGCACTTTGTGGCATTTCTTTAGACATATTTCTTATGCCCTTGCTTAGTTGAGCAAATTGTTCATCTGTTCCTTCAACGGTCTTTTTCACTCCAGTAAATGCACTTTCAAAATCTATAGCTGCTTTTGCACTTCCAATACCAACAGCAGCAATGGGAAGCGATAATTTATTTATTCCTTTTCCTACGTCAGTTATCTCTTTACCTGTGTTTTTTAATTTTTCTGAATGATCTTTTAATCTATTACTGGCACTTACCCATTTATTATTTTGCTTATCTAATTCTTCATTTATTTTTTTTAGTTCCCCTTGAGCTTTATTCATCTGAGATTGTGCTTTATTTAGATTAGTATCATACTGTTGTATTTTTTTTGCATTACTATCTATGGCTTTTTCATTTTTTTCATACTCTTTTGTTGTTTTATCAACTTCTATTTTAGCTTTTTCATATGCTTTTACTTCTTTTTCTTTCTCAGCTGTAAGTTTTTTTTGCTCATTTTCTAGCTTACTAATCTGTTCTTTTAATTTATTAGCTTCTGTACTATTTTCTCCATATCTTTTTTTAGCTATTTCATATTCTTTATTTAATTTTGATAACTCTTCTTTATTTTTTATATACCCTTGTAGTTCTTTCCCATGAGTATCTATAACTTTTTTTAACTGGCTCTCTGCTTTAGATAAATTCTCTTTTAACTTATCTCTAACTTTTATATTATCTTCTAGTTTAGATTTAGTTTTTTCTATGGACTGCGTGTATATGCCTACTTTTTGGGAATGTAATTCTACTTGTTTAGAAAGTGCCTCTTGTACAGATTTTAATTTTTCGCTGTCTTTCCCAAATGCTTGTATCCCAGAACTAGCTAATTTCATCTGGGATTGTGCATTTTTTAATTCTGCATTTACACCTTTTAAGCTGGAATTAAATCCGCTGCTATCTAATACCATTTTTGCGGTTATTCGTTTTTCTGTATTGCTAGCCATTATTCCCCTCCCTTCTAAATCTTTCTATAAAAAAGACACTTATCAAAGTGCCTATCTTATAGAAATGGTATATTTTCTATATTTACTCTTTTGTAATTCACATCATTTGCAGGGTTATTTTCTTCATTATTATCTTTAATTTCCCAGTGATTAAATTTAATATGGCTTCCCCACATCTTGTATATTTCCGCATGTGTACTATCCCAAAATTCTTCTTTAGAATAATTTAAATGTACTTTTGCTAAATAAAAAAGCCAGTCAAAGTCAATTTCATACTTCGACTGGTCATTTAGTTTTTTTCTTTTTTAGCTTCTTTATTTTTTGTTTCTTCTTCATTGTTTTTATTCAATCCCATATAATCAATATAAAGCTCCACTGCTAAGTTTGTAATTTCTTGATATTGCTGTCCTGTTATAACATTTTCTAGTTCTTCAATGTCCCATTCTTTTATTTTTTCTTCATATGTATTTTCTTCTTTATTTATAAGTACTTTTTCTTTATCTACACAACACATAGATACTAATCTTAAAGCATTTGTGTAGAATTGTTGTCCTTCCATTAACCCATAAATAACAGAACCATAATTACCATACTTTTCATCAATCTTTCTAATGGTTCTATTAGTCATTTTAAAAGAATACTCTTTATCACCTATTTTTTGTTTTCTTATTTTATTTAACATATTATCCAATCCTTTCATCAACAAAATAATAAGGGTAGATTATTTCTACCCCATAAATTAACCTTCTATATTCTCTTTTTTCTCTGTAGGTATTATTACAGATTTAAAGAATTTTTCATCTGTCATTCCATCTTCTTCGTCTACTTTCCAATTCCACATTTCATTAGAATGTAAAGGTGCAAAAGATGCTTTTAATTTTTTAGATTGGAAATTAGCCTTTCCTTCCTTACCTTTATAGTTTTCATCACTTAAAGAAAATGTACCCTTGTACATTATTCCATATCTAGCCTTTCCGTTGCCTTTCATTGATTTATAAAGTAAACAAACTTCTGGTGCCTTATCATTAGCACTTCTTATAATTCCGCCCTCATTTGCTAACTTGTGACCTAAAAGAAATGCCTCTTCTTCTTTTTTTAAATCTGTAATATCTACTTCTACATCTATGTTAGCTAGTGTAGTTTCACTTAGCCATAATACACCTTCTGCATAATACTCATCGGTATTAATTTTAGGTTTTATTCCTAATTCTTTTACACCTTCAAAATATTTTGGACTGTCAAAAGTTGTGGTTAACCCATCCTCTTTAACTTCAGCTACATATAATTTTTTTAAGTCCACAACTGGTACTACTTTATCCATATTAAAATCCCATCCTTTCAATCTTTAAATTAATTTTTCACATAAAAAAAGACTAGTTTTAAACTAGTCCATTGGTAAACTTATATTAAATCTCATTGCACAATGGTATAAGCCAGTTTCCTTCTCATAAAGGTCGGCTGCCATATCTCTATTAAATCCATTATGTATCATTATTCTTTTAACTGTATTTTCTAACTCTGTATAATCTCCAGTAGAAAATATATCTAATTGTACTATGTATGTTGTATAATCCTCATTACCTTCGCTATATTCTACTCCATACTCATTCACAATCTCATACTCAAGATATAACTTTTTATCAGGATTCACCGCATGTAAAAAATATACACGCTTATCGGGTAACATATCTATTATTTCTTTAGAATTTAATACTTTTAATAAATATTTTTTTTTATCCAATTACCACCACCTACCTTAGTTTTCTTTATCTAATAATTCTTTAGCTAATATCTCCAAAGCTTTATCCCTTGTATTTTTTACACTTCTATCAAAATATCCAACATTGTGTTTAGCTGTACTAGTCCCAAATTCTTCAAAAATATCGTAAAAAGCTTTAGTTTTTATTATTCCTACAGTTCCTAAACCTTCTCTTTTTACTGTTTTAGATAGTTTAGATAGCTTACCAGTTCTTTTAGTTGTATTTTTCTCAATTTCCTGTGCAATAGGTTTTATAGCTTCTCTTACAGCCTTTTTTTCATCAGATTCATTAATAGTCATATCCTCAAGAAAATCTGTAAATTCTTCCATACCTTCAATTTCAATTCCATTAGCCATTTAAATCACCTCAATAGCCTTTATCTTAAGCCATCTATTTTTATATTGTATATTATCTATAAAAGTTATATCAAAATATCTATATTTATCTTTTTCTTTTGTAGCATTTTTATCTTTTATAGTTTTAATTCTATATTCTTTAGTATTAATTTTCTCTAAATCTTTAGAATATCTAACTATAAATTCTATTGTATTTTCAGAATTTGTAGCCTTTGCTGCATAAAATTCTTTTCCCCATAGATTATTCATAGATGCCCATACAGTTTTATAGTCATCCCATTTTCTTACATCAAAGCCATTATCATTTTGATACGTACTATATTTCTGAATAGTTATTCTATGTCTCATTTCTCCTATCTTAACTTTCATTTTTATCACCTACATAACAATAACTTAATTGTGTAAGTATATAACTTAAAACATTTTGTGCTTTTATAGTTAAATCAACACTTCCTCTATTTTCATACCTATCACAGATAAAAATTAAGCACGCTAACTTTGCTAAATCATTTCTATTATCAAATAGTTTTCCTGTAGTATTCTTAATATATTGCTCTGCACTTTTTTTCAATAGCTCTAAAAAACTATCTTCTTCTATACAATCTGATTCTATCCTTAAATACTGTTTTATTTCTTCTAGTGTTACTATCAATCTAATCACCTACTTTATTAAAAAAGGACATAAAAAAAGAACCTATATAGGAACTTAATTTATATCCTTATATTTAGTTTTTAGCTATTTGGTAGTTTTTTCAACAACTGTTGTAGGAATATAGGCAATTATTACAGCATCCTTATCTACAATTCCCCCATCCATCTTATAGATTAATCTAGTTTTAGTTGTATTAGATTCAAAAGAACCACCACCAATATTAGTAGATAAAAGCTGATATTCTCCATCAGAATAATATGTATATAAAGATTTCAAATCACCTAAAATTACTGGAATTTTACCATCCTTAGTTTCTAATACTTCGTTTGGTAATTCAACTACATTTTTTCTTAATAATTTATCAACTTCATCATTCTTAGGATCTGGTCTTAAATAAGAATTACCTTGTTTATCCTCAAGGCAATCTAAGAAATTATATCCATCTTGATTAGTAACCCAAGTTGCAGAAGTCTTATAATAAGAAGGTAATTCAACATTTATTAACTTTTTAAAATCTTTTATAGTTGCTGTTGCTGATAAATCAATAACTTTTATATCCTTAAAAGTCATTATTCCTTGTACTTCATTTTCTCCTCCAGTGCCGTAAAGTATTTTGATATTTTTAGTAAATCTAACTTTATCCACTAACCATTCTATTATAAAATTCTTTAACCCTTCTCCTGCAAATTCTAGTAAATCATTTGGGATGGTTTTAAGTCCTGCACAATCGTGTAGTTTAAAAGAAATTCTCTCTAATTGTCTATAATCTACTTCTTGTATTTTTCCATACTCATCAAGATTAGTTAATTCAGTTTGCTTTTTTCTCTTTTCATATGTTCTTTGTCCACTTCTAGTATAAACTTTTTCAAAATTAACTAGATTAGATATATCTGTCGTATCTCTTAATCTCTTATTTATTTCAGTTTTTATATCTTCAGGTACTGCAAAACCACCATCTTCTCCTACATGTTCAGATATAACCCTTTGTTCCCCTTCATTAAATACAAATCCTTTCTTGTTTCTAGCTTTCAATGTTGCATCTGCAATTGCTTTTGCAAATAAATTTCCATTATATATCACTTTATTTCCCATATTAGTAACATCCTTTTCCTCACTTAAATTTTTCATTTTTCCTTCTTTTATTTTATTTTCAATTTCTGCCTTTTCATCAGATTCTTCCATTTCAGCAATTTTTAGTTGAGCTTTTAAATCATCAATTTCTTTTATTTTTGCATTTATTTCATCAGCAGTTTTTAATCCTTTAGCTTTTGCCTTTGTTTCCTCAATTTTATTCATTAATTCTTGTACTTTAGTCATTTTTACATCTATCCTTTCATTTTTTATTAATTTTAAGCATAAAAATAACACGTATATATCTTTTCAACGTGTTTTATAATAATTCTAATTTTAATCTAGCTTTCGCTAATTCTAATTCATTTGTATTTTGTGTATTATCATTATCTTTTTGCAACTTATTTTTTAGTTGTTGTGGAATATTTTTATAATTATCCAAAATAGATTTATCTCTTACACAAGCAACTAATTCTTTATTATCTTCTAATATTTCTATATTAAAAATGTTAGACATTTCCTTAGCAGATAACCAAGTTTCTTTTGCTACTAAATCTTTAATATAATCTTCTGTAATTCCTTCTTTAACTTTAGACATATAAATTGGCATCATAACATTGTTTTCTATTTTGTCTAACATTTCTATTTGTGCTTTTAATTCATCAGAATTACCTATTGCAAAAGTAAAAGGTTTATGTATCATTAGCATACTAGAATTATAAGCATATACATTGTCAGCTATTAAAGGTAAAAATGAAGAACATGAAGCACCTAAGCCATCTATAGTAGCATTAATTGTAACACCTTTATCTTTAGCTCTTTGTAACATAGCAATTATGCCTTGTGTAGCTATCACACTTCCACCACAGCTATTAATATACATATTTATAGTTTCTTTACCTGTCAATCGCTCCAAATTATCTCTAAAATCATTAAATGTTACATCTGATTCATCCCATTTTTTAGAACCACCTATAATTTCACCATAAACATATATATCTATATTGTTATCCGTCTTGTTTTTAAATTCATAAAACTTACTCATTATCTATTTCACCACCCTTATTTTTAGAATTTGCTTTCGCTAATTGATAATCATTAGCTACTTTTATATCAACATGATTTAAGTCAACTCTATGAGTATCACCTTGAATACCTATGGAATTCATATTTTCAAGCTTTCTTACTTCATTGATACTATATACTCCTAAATTTATCATTTTTTCGTAGTAAGCACTTCTTGTAGCACTATCTCCCCTTAAAGCACCTTCCATATTAAATTTAATAAAATATTTCTCCCTTTGTGTACTACTAAATAATTTATAATTAAATTCTTCTTCAATTTGCAATAGTAACGGTAATATAGTATTCATATAAAAGTCCAAACTCTGTTGCTCTATATTATTAAAGGTACTTCTATCAAGAGAATTGATCATGTGCAGTGGCACTTTAAATACTCTAGCAATTTCTTCAAGTGTAAATTTTGTAGATTCTAAAAACTGTTGGTCAGTAAATTTCAAGCTATTTATTTCCTTATATTCTAGTCCTAAATCTAATACAGCAACTTTACCAGCATTATCATATCCACTATTATTTTCTTGCCATTGCTTTCTTATTTCAGTTTTTGCATCAGTATTAAGGTTACTAGGATAAGTTATTACACCACTTGTAGTAGTACCGTTTTTAAAATAATTACCTAATAATTTTCTACTGCTTTGCATATTTCCTATAGTTTCTCTAAGTATATCTATTTTACTTTTTCCTAATATTCCATCTGTAGATAAACTTTTTATATGTATTATTTCATCATTAAAAAAGGTGTGAGATTTATTATTTAGAGTTGATTTATATATGATTTCACCCTTTGTAGAATCTTGTAAAACTTGTACATTATTTAAAATCCAAAGATTAATTGCTTTACCTCTTCGTCTTTCTATCCAAACATAAGTATTACCATCTAATAATAATTTAACTGTTAATGTTTGTTTAAATGTGCTAGGCGTCATATATAAATTAGGTCTCTTTTCAAGTAAATAACTAACATCATTATCAACTCTATTACTGCCATCTTTATTTTTCTGATATATGTGAATAGGTAACTTAGAAATAGAGCTTGAAATTATATCAGTACAAGCATATACACCACTAATTGTTAAAGCACTTTCTTTTGTTACTTTCTCTCCACTTGTTGTAGTTCTACTTTTTATTGAACTCGTAAACCAATCACTCTGATTTACTGTTTCAATTGTTGTATTTTTTATAGCCCACATTTTATTAAATATGCCCATTTATTTCACCTACCTTTCTATAGTAGATTTATTAATATCATTATTAATTACTATCTTTCTTAGGCAGTTTACTTAGAATTAAACCTATCAAAATCAAAATCGTTGACAGTGCTATCATTCCACTAAATTTACTTACATAAATAAAAAAAGCTGTAGTTAATATACTACATCCTCCCAAAATCAATATATCATCTATATTTTTCATTATAAAAGTAATTAGCATCATTAAATATTGTTTAATTATTTTTCCTATAGTATCCACTCTCCCTTCTTAATAAGTTCATTTAAATTAGGTTTTTCTTCATGTAGCCAAGCCATTTTAAAACCACATATTAAAGCATCTACTGGGTCTATTTTCTTTTTAGTTGCATCTTTATCTATTTTAATTAATCCATTATTACTCTTTACTACTGCATTACTCATAGCAAAATTTAGAACAGGATTAGGTAAATATACTACATTACCCATATATACTTCTTCTCTTAAAGCCACTGTACTTTCATTTAATTTATTGTGTGATTGGAATAATTCAGTAACATTATATCCCATATCACTTATATCTAACATTATTTTCGTAGCATTAGCAGGGTCAAAACACCATGTATCAATTTCCCAATTATATCTTTTACAAAAATCTATAGCATACTTAATTACTACATTTTGATCTACTATTGGGGTATTAGTTATAGTTATATACTTTGATTTACCATATTCATCTTTTATTCTTTCCCAAGCATCATAAGGGACTTTATCTTTTAGAGTTCTTTCCATTAATTTTTCTCTACTTGGTATAAAAGAATGACTAAATATAATATACTTTTTAACTCCATTATCCATTATCGGTATAATAAAAGCTAAAGAAGTCAAGTCTATTTTAGAAGACATATCTCCGCCGACAAAACATACTCTATTATTTAAATCATATGGGATTTTTTTAACCTCACAAGCCTTCCATTTAGCCATATCCATATAACTGTTTTCTTTTGCTTGTACCCATATATCTAAACATTTAGTCATAAATGAAGGTATCTTTTCTGGTATTTGCTTTGCTATTTCATATTCTTCTTGTATTTTTTCTTGTCCTGCTTTATATGTCATTCTTAAAGGGTTTGCCTTCCACCAATTTCTCTTATTATGTATATCATCTTTTTTATCTAATTCTAATATATCAATAAAATATGTATCATTTTCAACATCTATATTTGGATTTAAAATTTCACTACAATACTTATATTCTTGTGTATAGCAGGGACTATTAAGGTCAACGCCTGCTGTCGTTATAATCATTAATAACGGTTCTTTTGTAGCTTGTCCATAACTAGCCATGGTATAAAAATCATCTGTAGTGTGTTGATGGTACTCATCTAATATGAATAGTGCCATATTTCCTCCATCATTTTTAGTACCATCCTCTTTACTTAGTGCAATCATTATACTACCTGTTTTTATGTGCATTATATAATCTCTCGTACATTTAAACTTAGTTGATAACGGACTCCCTTTTAACATTAATTTAGCTTCTTCAAATACAACTTTACTTTGTTTTCTTTTGATACCCGCACAACATATCTCATATATTTCATCATTTCTTGTGCTACCACAAGCTAATTCATATAAAGCTATACCACTTTCCATCTGTGATTTAGCTTGTTTTCTAGCACATTCTATAAAACTTTTTTTAAATCTACGTCTTTTATTATCATTTCTTCTCCAACCATAGATTTGGCATATAAAAAACTTTTGCCATATAGTCAATATTATTGGTTGTCCCGCTAATTCACCTTTACTATGTCTTAGATATGTAAACCATTTGACAATCTTTTGAGCTTCTTCTTCATCCCAATAGTAAATATAATCTTTATCATTTCCTAATTTTTCCACATCATTTAAAAACCTTTGACAAGCCCATTTATGTTTTTCGCAACTTATATATGTTTCAAATTTACTTACAAAAACATCCTTTAAACAATTATTACAGTATCTAATTAATTCTTCTTTAATGGTCACTTAAATATCACCAAACTCATCTACAATATCTTTTTTAGTTTCTGTAAGTTTAAGAGTTGCTATTTTTAACCTACTATCAATAGTCAATCCTAATAGACTACTGTATTTTTTCATTTCATCAGAATATTTTAATTGTATTTTTATTAGAGGATTTTCTATAACATTAGTTGCTCCACCTTTATTCGTGTATTCTATAGTTAATGGGTGTCCTTTTAATTCTTTTGTAGCTTCTATGTAACTAGAATAAGCGTTACAATAAGCACCCAAATTATTTAAATCTAAATTGCTTATTACACTTAAAGTTTTGAATTGTTCAACTAATCTTTTCCATTCTTTTTTAGCTAAAGAATCCCTTAACCATTTTGGAGGTTTTTCTAATTGTTCCATTCCAGTTTGTATTATTTGTTCTTGTAATTTTCTTTCTTCTTGTTGTTTTTTCTCTAGATGTCCTTCTTGTATTGCTAACATTTTTTTTGGTCGTGCCATTGTAATCACCCCTTTCCAATTAATAATACTTACCCCCTAAACGTTGGTTTTTAGAATTTTGTAAAATGAAGACTGCACCACGGACTTTTTAATAAATATTTATAAGAATCTAACCGTGGGGGATTAATTCAAAAAATAAAAAAGCACTAACTTTTTAAATTAGTACCAAATTCCTTTTCATATTTTCTTTTTAGTTCTCTTAATAGTTCTTGCATTTGTTTCTTATCCTTAGCACTCTTTTCATATGTTCTATGTACTATCTTATGGACTTTATCAGATAAAGGAATAAGATTATCTATATCTAATTTCTTATCCCAATCTTCTTTGAGCTCTATAATATGATGTATATAATCTACATATTTAATTTCATGTAATATATAATAACTATATAAACATACATTATTATACTTTCTTCTTACTATATCTCTTACTGTTATCCATTCCTTATTAGAATAAAACTTCTGTTCTCTATTATCTTTTCTATTCTTCTTATATTCTTTATAGCTTTCTTTCTTACTGCTATCATATTTATTCTTACATTTATCACACATTCTTTTATTATAATCTATTACTTTTCCACACCTGCACAATTTTTTTAAAGCAATATCAATCACCTTCTTTTACTCTTCTATAGTAAAAAACACTCAATTAAGAGTGTTTAAAATAGTTTCAATATATTTTATATTGTGTAATTTTATTTCATTATTTTATTATTTAAAACGGATTCATATTAAACAATCTTCCATTATTGCCATCATCATGCAATACTTTAATTATTGTTTTATTATCTTTCAATTTGCTAATTTCATCATTTTTTTTAATACTAGTAGGTAATTCATCTTGTATGACCGTAAAAATATGCTGTATAGAATATTTTTTTGTATATTCCTCTATAATTTTATAAAAGTTATTTTTTTGTCTATCATCTAAACCATCAAAAATTCCATCATGATATACAAAATGGAAGTATTTACTCTTATAATAAGTTGCAAGAATTGCTAAGTCAAATGCTGCACACATTAATTTCTTATAAGTAGCTCCATCGCCCTTATTTCCTTTATAATTAGTTTCACTATCAATAATTTCAGCTTTCAAATTAATATTGCTTTGTTTGTTGGGAAATAAAGTTATTATTCCTAAGTCTCCAAGTGTCGTATTTATAATATATGAAAAATGTTTCTTAATATTATTCATACAACTATTTTCTTTCCCAAATATTTCTTTATTCATATTAAAAACTATATTGGTTCTATCAACTTCTAATTGTTGATTACTCAAATCAATTTTACTTGCATCATCAAAATTCTCTAATTTATCTTTTAAATTTAATATCTTAGCTTTTAAATCCACTATTTCATTTTGCAAGTTTTTATACTTGTCCATTGTATTTGAATAATTTAAATATTCCAAATATTTACTTCTTTCTGAATTTAACTCTTCAATTCGTTTATTATTAATATCATATTTTTCCTGGCTTTCCTTAATTATTTCTCTTAATATATCATTTCTTTCTTTGGTTAACTCATTATTAAATATAATTAATTCTGTATATTCCTTTTTTAATTGATTTTCAAAATATAATCCTATTTCATTATAAAAATTCTCTAACTCATCTAAATTCACATTATAATCTATGATAGATTCTTTTGCATTTTTTATCTGTTTTAGTAAGTAATAATTTTCATTAATTAAATTTTTAAGTTCTATATCTATTTCTTCAACTAATTTTTTAGGCTTTTTAATATCACTAGTAACAAAATTAAAATTATTATATAGATTACTCTTATTTTCTAAATCATTTTCTTTTATACATATTAATGTTTTTAACTTTTCTTTTTCTACTATTTTATCTTCATTAGCTTTGGTTAGTTTCTTAATATCTTCATTATTCTTAGAAATTTGAGTATCTATATCATATTTCTCAATTATATATTTAGATTTAAATCCTAATAATTCTAATAATGCAGGTTTCCAATTTTTATCTGACCCACCAAAACTAGATAACTTAAATAAATCCGAATAACTTTCATCATTTCTTAGAAAATATCCCAAACAACTTCTATAATTACGATTAGCTAAAACATCAAAACTTAATAACTTATTTACATACTCTTTGCTTTTTCCAATATTACCAATGAAATCCCAATCTCTATCCTCTAATTCATTATAATTTTGATGTGGTTCAATATGTTGTTTTATCATTATTTTTTGACCTTTTTTAACTGGTCTTTTTATTGTAAAATATGAATTATCATCTAGATTTATTTCCAAAAAAAATATCATTTCCTCAAAAATATCATAATTATTTTTAATAAAATGTCCTTTTTTTATTTCCTTTAATAAACAATAATCTATTAATTTAGCTAATAATGATTTGCCCAAATCATGAGAAGATTTTCTTAAATTACTAGGATTTCTTACTTCTGCTAAGACAATATTTATTCCTAAATTAAAATATATAGGCTCAAAAATAGTATCATTATCTGCATATAATTTACTTAACTTCATAATTACACAACCTTATTAAATCATTTTTCTTATTGTATTTTATTCTATCTAAACAAAATAATAATTCAATTGCTAAAATAAAATTTTTAAAACTTGCATTTCTATTTCTCATTTTATATTTTAGGTATAGCTCATTAAATTGAATAAAATCTTGTTCAAGTAAAATATCTATCAAATAAATTGTATTTTTTAATAAAGACTTTGATATATCCGTATGCTTATTTGGTCTTATCTTCATAATTTTCCCCCAGATCACAATAGTAATACATATACGCAATAACTATCTTAATCATATTTTTTTCTGATATTGATAAGTCTCCAAATTTTACTTCAATTAACTCAATTGATTTTTTTATAAGATAATCTAGAGCTTTATCAAACTCAGGAAATTCTTTTTTGTAAGCAATTAAAGATTCATTTATCGTTTCTGATATATAAATATACCTTTCATTTTCATTCTCATTTTGAGAATCGCCCAAATAATCTTTAATTTCATTAAAATAAGGTATTCTACACCTAATAACATTTTTATAATAATCTTGTGATATATTATTTATTTTATTTTTTAACTCTATATTAGTCCTTTTTATTTCTTTGTTTTCCTCTTCCTTTATTTGAGAATCAGTAAGTCTTCTTTTTATTACATTCTTGAATTCCTCTCTTGCTTGAAAAAATATATCTATCAACTTTTTTATTTCGTTAGCATCTATATTTATTGGTATGTCCCCTGCTCCAAAAAAAGAACAATTACTATATGTATCTCTTTCTGACTTTATGTTAGGTGAATAGCTACCCATACTTCTTTGAAACATAAAAATTCCCCCATATTATAATTATTTATGTGTATCTCGACCTGAAATAATATTAGGAGAATTACTTCCTTCTGAATTTTGTTCAATATCTTTAATATCACCAATTTTATTGCTATTATAAATTTTTGTAACCTTGTTTGCTACAAATATTCCTATAAATAATGAAATTATAGAACATACACCTGAAATTATATTAAATGTGTTTGTAAAATTATCCATAATACCCCCAAAATTTTATATTATATTTATTATCTATTCTGTACTTTAGCTAATTCTTTCATTAATTGTTCATCTATAGAATCTTTATTATATTCTATTTTATTTATTAAGTCATCGACTTTTTTTCTTATATCGGCTACATTAGTTGCTAAATATCCATCCATTTTAGCTTTTGTATTTTCATAATATCTACCATTTTCTAAATTTCTTAAAATATAATCAATGTCTTCTAATTCTCTTGAATATCTTTTTTTTACATCCAGAACCTTTTCCATACTCCCATCCCCTTTACAAATTTCTTATCTAATTATACCATATTTTATATAAATAAATAATAATTTGTAAAAATAAAAAGAGCCACATTGATATGACTCTTTAAACTATTGATAATCTCTATTTTTATTCTTTGTTGAACTTTTCAATATCAGCATATTCCTCTACAAATCCACAACTTAAACAAACGTATTTATAAATATCTACTACTTTTCCTGATCTCATAGGCTCAAAAACTGTTTTACAATCTTCATGTATTCCCTTTAGCATAGTTCCTGTACATTTGGGACATATCCTTTTTTCTTCCATACCAATCATCCTCCAAAGTATAAAGTTTAATATCTATTTTTATATTTAATAACCTAAACTAGAGGCTCCTAATGCTCAATCACACTATAATAACCTTCTTCAAATTTTATCTTTCCCATGCCAAGTAATTGTTTCAAATCATCCTCTACTAAATTATTTAAATTTACAACTTCTTCATTAACAGGGAATTCTTCTTTTATTTGTTCTATAGCAACTTTTTTATTTTCTTTTATAAAATATAATAAACTAGCATTATGCCATTCTTCAAATATACCTGCCATTAATCTTATTCCTCCAAATATATAATATTCTATAAAATTCAATATTCTACATTTAGACAAGTTTTCCTTCAATCATTTATAATTTCACCCTATATTTGCTACATTCAGCTATTACTTCATCACACTTTTCACATATGTTTTTTTTATTATCTTCTATATTATCTATATATGTCTTAAGCAAATACTGAAATTCTATATTATTTACATTATAAACTTTCTGTGCTTCATCTAATAATTCTTTCAAATCCATATCTCTTCTTTTTTGTTTCTCTATTCCCTTTTCCTTACATTCTCTATTACTTTTTTCTCCTCGTATTCTTTTTACAGTTTCTTGTAATTCTTTACAAGCTATTTTTATTTCTTTTAATTCATTATCAGTGAAATTTTTAAATAACATACTTATCTCCTCCAACACTAATTATTTATTTTAATTCTTTAATTCTCCAACTACGTCTTCCAATCCTATACCCATTCTAGTCTTTTCAATTAGTTCTCTTCTTATAAATGCACTCCCATATCTTTTAATCAAATTATATATATCTTTTTCAAATATATCATATTCAAGTTCTCCAATTCTTCCATTTATTAATATGTTTTCTTTAACAGTATCTTTAATTACCATTTATACTTCCTCCATTTTCTTCTTCTTTATCTGCATTGCAATAAATTTGAATGCACTATTATATTTTTTTAAATCTGTTTTTCCATCATATTCTTTTAATAATTCATGTAATCTATCTGTATTCATGAACACAAAAGCCCACATCTCCTGACCATTTCTTTCTATCTTTTCAATCCTATCCTCAAAAATATCATTCATATATAAATAAGCTATCTTTGCTCTGTTTACTATTTTTATTTCTTCCATCATTTTCAACTCCTATCTAATTATAAAAAGAGTGGAAAAATTCCACCCTCTTATATTGGTAATATATTTACGCTTGACCACTTTTGACCCGTTCTAATCTGACTAATGTAATTCCTATTAACACCAGTTTTTTTACTTATTTCTGTATTGCTTAATCCCATATTAATCATTTCTTTAATTTCTACTATTGTTTCAATATCATATTTACAATTTGGATTTTTAATACCTTGATTTGCCTTTTTTCTTTTATATGTAGTTTCTAGCGTGGGACTTGTACTATGTTTTCTTATCTTTCTCATTTCATTGCAACAAGTATCTTTATATAAATTATAGTAAAATTGCTCCAGCACTTCTAAAGATTCCTGTATCTCTTGTCTTTCTTTATTTGTTCCATTTAAATATGTACTATTATTAATACTAAAATGTAGGACTTTAAAAGTTAAGTTATCTTTCTCATATTCTTCTTGTAATATCTTTTTATTATTATATTTATAATTTTCTTTTTTTAAATGGTACTCATGATTCTGTTTTCTATCGTTCATCATACCACTACCCACATACAGCACTTTATCTGTATCATCTGTAAAACCATAAACTCCTAATCCATTAATATTTCCTTCTGTTTTAATTTTCCCCATAATCAATTCCTCCATTATAATTATTTTATATTAATTAAAAAGAGGGCATACCCACAAACCTCTAACAATATACTTACTGTCAATAGACAACTTATTGACAGTAAGTATAAAGGCTTAATGTTGTCATTGGTGGGTTTTCATTTACGAAGTTACCTTCGTTTTTTAATATGTAATTATTTTTAAATTTTATATTGCATTTACTTTTAATATGTGTTATAGTATAAATAAGGTATTATATTCATTTTTAAAAACAAATAAAAAAATATTTAATATAAAAGTAAAGTCGGCTTTACATCTATATTAATCCTTTTTCTTTTCTATCTTCATACTCACGCTTCAAATCGTTAAATACACTATTTAAACAATGTGAATAGCTCCACTCCAACATTTCATCACGAAATTCCTCTACACTATCATAATTAAAATCATCATCATTCTTAAATTTATTATATGTATCCTTATATTTTTCCCAATTATCTTCCTGTTCTATTTCTTCTATCGTTTTATCCCAAGCAGCTTCATTTACTTCCATATTGTATTCTAATTCTTCAACTAACCAAATTATAAAACTTGTAAATTTATAACCATTTATATGTACTTTATTTTCTGTAATTTCTAACAATTTATCTATCATATCTTTATATGTAATTTTTTCACTTTTAGAACATATTTCTTTTAATTTTTGTTCTGCTATTTCTCTATTTTCATTATCTTTTTCTATTAATTCAAATAACTTTTCTTCTATACTCATATTAATTTCTCCAATATTATATTATTTTTAAAATTGACAACCATTTTCATCTATCCAACACGAATCTATTCCCTTGAAAACTTCCTCAAGTTTGATATATAATCCCTCTATATCAAATCCATCATCATCTTCTTGTACGAATTCTACATTTAAAATCTGATTTACGGGACACACATTAATACTACTATAATCAACTAGATCCAATTGTACCAACATTTCCTCATTTCCTTCTCGGTGTAGAAAATATAAGTAGCCTCCACCCATTTCATCATCATTGAACTTCTTTAATAATCTTTCTAATTTTTTCTTTTCCACCATTGTCATATTATCATCCTCCATTTTTTGAATTATTTTCGCAAAAGTATTGCTTATCCCATAAATATGTGTTATAATAAAAGGGGTTTTTTAAATACTTTTAAATAAAAAAATATAAATGTGGCTACTTCTCACCTCACCACATATTTCTCTGTCTTATAACTTTTAGATTTATAGTCATAACTTAGTTTTAAATCTATTCAGATTAGAAGAGTTATTCCCTTCCATATAGAGTGAAAATAAAACTTCTGTACTCATTGATATTACTTGTCCATATAAAATGGGTCGTGCAATTTTTTCAAAATTTTTTATCCTAACTTTTTATATTTAACTTCATATATATGTATATCACCATTATCACTTCTATAAATCGTACTTGTATTAGCTTTTACCCTAAAACAACTTAAAAATAATACAGAATCTAGTTCATAAAGATGTCTTAATACTCCTCTTCCAATTCTGACGAACTTTATATTACTTTCATTATCTTCATTAAATTGTTTTTTTAACTCCTCTATCTCATTAAATCTTTTAACTTTCCTTAAATCTTTTTTTTGTTTTTTTAATATCTTTCTATTATTATCTAATATCTTAATAGCCTTACTCAATCTTTTAATAATTGTATAAATAGTTACTTTATTTAATGTAATTTTATCAAACTTCTCTTTAAAATCCGCTTTAATATCTTGTACTTGTCTATATTTTTCCTTAACTTCTAATTTATCATTCTTATACACATTAGATATTTCATACTGTTCCCTCGCAACTAAGTTTGTGAATTTTTGTATTTTCTTTCTGTCAGCTTCATTCATTTTTTGCTTAATTAAACAATCCTTTAAATTTATCGTTGTGTCGTTTGCATCTTTTCTATCGTCACCTTTATTCATAATTCTTATTAAATAATCCATCCCAGTATTATATTTATTAAATTTATAATCTTTACCACCGTCCAAAAATTTAAAGAAAAATGGTCTTATACCAACCTCTTTATCTTCCCATTTTCTAGTATATTTATTATAAACTCTTATAGTATCTCTTCCTAGATAACCTTTAGCTCTAATTCTATCTAATTCTTTTGTGACATCAACTGGACTAGATTTTTTTGCCGAATCTATAACAATACAAGACAATATATTTAAATTACTTATATCCCTATATAACTCAAATAATTCTTTCTCTAATTTTCCTCTTGTTAATAAACCCTTCTTTATTAATTCTTCACCTTTATATTTTTTATCCCAATATACACTATTAAGCATTTGTACAAGGTTTATAACCTCTCCGATTTTTCCTTCAGCACAATTTATATCTGTGTTGGCTAAATCTTTAGGAGTATAAGATCGTGGTATAGGTGATTTCGATGTAAAGTCAGTAGATACTAAAAATCTTTTAATAGTCTCACCATCAATTGCTATATCCTCATCCAATTTCCTATATTTTTTTGTGAGTAATCGGTCATTTGTGATTAAGCAACAGTCTCCATCAAAATCCATAGAACTTTCAAGCTCCATTATGTTCCAACCTATACTACTAATAAATATTACATTATCTGTAGGGTTAAAATATTCATCAAATTCTTTACATTCTGTATTATTTATCATAGTTGTAACATTGCTCATTGTAGGCTGTGGTGAACGCACTGCCAATATATCATCACCATTATTATATTTCTTACAATAGCACTCTCTCTTATGTAACGTTTTAGAAAGCCCATTATATTGTCCTATACTAGCTAACAAGTATTCATATGGATTATTTATAACAGTTGCATATGTACCATTTATTAAGACGTGACCTTTCTTAACATTCTTTTTATAGTTATTAATTATTTCTTCTCTAAATTTTTTACATATCTTAGTATTTATAAAGTCTTCATTAATTTTTAACATATTCAATACAAATTCGCCATTACTTGTAAAATCTTCTAATTCTGTTGTATCTTCTTCACACTCTTCTAATATTTCTTTAAGCGTTCCATCTTTAATTAATCCTAAATATAGCTTAAATACAGATACATCATTTTTTAATAATTTAATATATTCTTTTGTTGGTTGGAGAAATTGTTCCATTTCTTTATATGACATTCCTAGCGTGTTAAGTAACTGGTAGTGTGTAAAGGCCATATTATTAAAATTATGATGTTGCCCTTTATCTGTCTTACATATTCCCCATGTATCTAAAGCTATATCACACCACTCTTCAAAAGTTTTGTTAAATTCTTTTTTTAGATACTTTATTGAGGATTTTGTAGTTATTAATTTAATATCTTTTATATCCTTAGCTAATGTTTTTCCATTCAACTGACTTACATTCGTAATACCATTATCCTCAAAAAATTGTTGTATATCTGTGTTTATTCCTATACCTTTATAAAATCTATTTCTTAATTGAATTGTAGCTTTGTCTTCATAACAATTTTCCTCAAAAATTTCTTTTGATAACAAAGCTTCACCATCTGTCAATTTATTAGTTATTTCTTTTTCTGCTACATATGTATGTAATTCACCTCTTTTAACATTTCCTTTTTCATCATATTTTTTCTTAATTAATTCTGTAGCCATAACCGTATCTGGAAATGTACTTTCTATATCATCAATTAATAATACATTTTTAGGACTCATTTGAAACGTATCTATAATACTTGTAGCTATTAAGGATATATAAGCTTCAATTGAAGGTAAATCTAAATCGTTCTTATTTTTATATTCAATTCCAGCCATACAATATTTTAATATATCTTCATAGTATTTTTCATTCACAAAATTTACTTTTCCATTTCTAGCACTTCCACTTGATCTATAAAGTCTTACATATTTAGTATCTACACCATTTACATTCAAGGTAAATCCATCTTTATATAATTTTTCTCTTAATCCTTTAGTAGATGTAATAACTTTCTTTTTTGTTTTTCCTTTTTTATTTTTATATTCTTCTGTTACAGAATAATCAAAGTTAACTGTAATCATATCATTACTATAATATCTCTGTTTTTTCTTATTTACCTTAATAAATTTCTTATAATTTTCTTGTAAATACATAGTTAATAAACTATAATCCATACTACCTTTATATTTACTAAATATTCTCTTTTCTTCCTCATATAATTTATGTATATCTTTTTTAGATTTTTTATCTACTATATATCCTCCATCTATAACATCTTTAGCTTGTACATTTAAAATCATTATATTTCTATTTCTCATATAACATAGACACCCCTTTTGATTTTTTATGATTTATTAGAATTACTAACATCCCCTTTGAAGGTGAATATTAATTTCGATACATTTCATATTTTTCTAAAATCCCCACCCTTGGGAATTTTATTATATGTAGTTTTCCCCTTTGAAGTGGTAAACCTAGTGAGTCAATTTAGTTAAATCATTAAGCAATTTATTATCTTCTTCAAAACAAAACACAACGAAATTTTTAATCTGTCTGTTTGGCTCTGTATAAATTAATTGATGTCCCATACTTATTAGTTGTAAAGCTATTTCTCTTTTAAATATTTTTTTAATTTTCATATTAACACCTCCATTCATAATTGAATTTTAAAAGCAAGAGAATAATGAATAAGAAAAAAGCAATATCACATAAACGAATTTAAAAAGAGAAAAATTTATTTTTCGGTTTTTAAATCGTAAAGTCGTAGATTTATATGTTTTTATTTGTAGAATTATATGTATATATTATTAGAATTATATGTATATACGTCCGATTTCAGGCGATTTTTTCCTTAAAATCGGAAAACATTTTTAACTTTTTAAGGAATTTTTGGCTCAAAATCATACAAACAGGTATTATTTTAAGGAATTTTTGGCTCAAAATCATACAAAATACAAGTCAGTCATATCAACGGTTACAGAGATTTCAAGCTAGTTTTTACCCAAAATTTACTTTTACTACATTCTCATCTTCTATTGTTTCTTTTGCTGTTAAAGGTATATTTGTTATTCCATTTTCATGTTCACACTTCTTTTCAATCTGTTTATATAAGTCAAAGTCTTTAGTATCTAAAACTTTCTTATATTCGTTTAAATAATTTTGAAAATAATGATTGAAGTAATCTGCATCTGTTAAGTAAACGTATTTATGACTTGCTGCTATATCATCGAAATGTGCTGAGTTGTTGATTCTTTGTTTTTTATCTCTTTTATCAATTTTAATTATATGCTGATATATGTATTCCACTCTCTCAAAAAGTGATATGTAATATATGTAGTTCTTTCTTTTATTTCCAATAAATTTTCCTTCCTTATCATACAATGATGTCATTTCTGTTTTATCCGAAGTATATACTTTGATAATACCCAAATTGTTCTTTGCCAGTTTATCTATGTACTTTCCAACTTGTGATTTTTTTCTTCCTATAATTTCTCCTATTTGCTCCATGCTTGGAAAAGAATAATGTTCCAAAAATAACTTATAGTATATGTTTCCCATCGAGTCTTGACTAGGTTTAGTCTGCCAGTACCTATATCTAACACATAACGTTGTAAATACTGCCCATTCTTCTGATGAAACATTATTTAGTACAGTTTCTATGAAACCGATAGGTAAAGCTCTATAACCTGTCCACTTATCATTTTGAAAAGGATAATACTCATTATTGTTATAAGCAATAAATATTTGGATTGGTGTGTTTACGTTCATTCCTTTAACTTTATTTAATTTTAAAATTCCTTCTTGATTAAATTTAAATAAATATTTTTTTATATTATCTGTTGTTATTTTCTTATTTATTTTTAGATAAATTGTATTTATTGTTGTTTCCAAAAACATTGTTTTATTACTTTTAGCTTGACACATTAAATTCCATAATAAATACCACCCTTCAATTCCATAAATGTCTGCTATATGTTTTTCATTTATGGAATGAAATCTTAGCTGTATAAATTGTGTATAATCAATTCCTTTTCCATTTTGGGTTAATTCTTTATTTTTATACATATTTGTTTTAGTTACTTTTCCTGTCCATTCTTCTGTTAAATCTTTAAAATCCTTATTTTTTACATTCACATAAACACCTTCCTTTTGATATTTTAGATTTTTTTAGTACTGTTTTTAGAAATTCGTTTCTTCTTTTAAAATGATAGTTTTCATATCCTCAGTTGTAATTTTTTCTGTATTCATATTTTTATTTGTGATCGTTATTAATTGTTTTTTATTATTATAGTATTGTGCTCTGCAATTCTGTTTACGATTATATAAATATTCCAATCTATTGGGTGTTATATTACAACCAATCTCCCAGGTTCTATTAATGTTATGTACCTTATTGTATTTCTCATCTTTATTTTTAAAAATATCTACCCAATCATGCTCTATAAGCTTATTAAATCCACATTTTCTACTACTAAAATGGAATTTATTTGTTATAACAAATAAATTTTTAGTTTTACCTTCTACAAATTCTTCTTTATTGCCAAATTCTTTTAACTTTTCTGTTACTTCATTAAAATCTTTTAACATTTTAAATATATAATTATCTAATTCTTCAAAACTATCTATTATACAATTGGATTCAAAAGAATAGTCTGTATGTATAAATTTTTTCCAACAAGCATGTCCACTATTTCCAAAAACCCAATTTAAAACTGTAAGAAAAATTGGACTTGCATCATAGTTTTTATTTTCTAAATTACTAAATATATTTTCATATCTTTCTTCTACAAAAGCGTGACACAATTCATGCCTAATTACAGAACGTAATTCCTTATACGAATTTTTTCTATAATAAGCTAAAGAAACCTTTTGACAATTTATCAATATGTTTTTTCTAATCTCTATAAAATGTTTATATTTATACTTTCCTGTTTTAACCTTCTGATATTTTCCTACTGTTGTTAAATCATTTTTATTATTAAATTTATTTTCTCTTATTTCTATTGGAGCTAATAAAAATTCTCTTCTCTTCCAAGGAAAACACCTTTTTCTTAAGAATTCTAATTCTTCCCTTAAAGCCTTATTTAATAATTCTTGTCTTGATTTCTTAGATGTTCTTTTGATATATTTCATACTCATATCCCCTTAAATTTTATATATACCTAATTAGACAAAAGGGGAATGACCCCTAATGTCCTTTATTTATGTTTTATTCTTCTTCCCATCCACATTTTTCACAATACCAATTACATTCTTCCATAACTCCTGCATTGTTTGGAAATTCATTTATAGCTATACTTCCACAATCAGGACAAATTTTCCCATACTTTTTTGCATACTCATAATTCTCTTTTTCTATTAACTTATCTCGTTCTTGTTCTGTTATAAAATCCTCTTTTGTAATATTACTTGATTGTTCAATTTGCTGCTTAATATTTTCCACAGTTGTTGTATTATCTACCGTATAAACCACAATAGCATCTCCATAATATATCTCTCGACTAAAATCATTTGTAGTATGATATATACTTCCATCCTTTTTGATACAAACTGCTATATCATCATTTGAAGAAGAACATTTCTTTATTAGTTCCTCCCCTAAACTTATTAATTCCTTATGCTTTTCTTTATTTATGATTTCTGCATCCGTAACCTCTTCTTCTTTGATTTCTTGTCTAATCTCTTCTAATTCATTAGCTTTATAATTTTCTTCATCAAATTTTGGTACAAATAACAAATCATATATATCTGTAGTGGTTTCTATTATTACTTTATAATCTTCTACTCTAGTACCACTTATAAATAGCTTATTTTGTATTAAATACTTCTTAATTTCTCTTAATAAATCTATAGCATCTTCAAATTCTATCTCATGCTCGTTAATATATACATCCTCACAAGTTTTTAAAACCCCTATTTTTTCTACTATAAAATTATATGTCTTTTCAAAAATTTCATTATAATCTCCTCTAAAATCTAATTCTTTACATAAAGTTTTCTTTGCCATAGTTAATTTCCACCTTTCATATTTTTAATTTATATTTATAATTAATTTTTTAAAATGGTATTTCTTCTTCACTTGCTTGTCCATACTCTTTTATTTCTGCATTTCTTAATTCTTTTCTCAACTGCTCAAATTTTTCTGTAATTTCTCCACTATTCTTAACCTTGTCCATTTCTTTTTTGAATTCTTCTCTTAATTTTTCAATATTCATAATATAATCCTCCATTTGATTTATTTTTGATATTCCCCTTTTGTCCTTTGTGATTATAATTTATTACCAAGTATGCTCCCTTTTATATAAAAACTCTCCTCTTGGTGTAACTATTTCACACACAATATCCCAACTACATTCTTCATTAGCATCTTTACAAGAAAATATTCCAATTGTATCACTTATTTGTGGCTTACCTATTTCAATAGCTTTGCTTTTTATAATTTCTTTTTTGTGGTTGCAGTAATCTATAATTTGTTGATTAGTTTTATAACCATTTTCTATTGCTTCTCTCATCAATTTTGATTGTGGTAAATTAGATAATTCTTTGTCTGTAAATATTTCACCCATTGTACCAGGTTGGTTATATTTCACCTTACAATATTTTTCTTCTTCTAAATCATCATTTGGTATTATTCCTAACATACCAAGTTCTGCAAACGGTTTAAGTGCTTCCATTATTTCTCTTCCACTACTTGACATCTTTATCATCCTCCTAAATTAAAATAAAATTAATATTTTAAAAACATTGAAATATCAATAATAATCTGGTATAATATCAGTAAACATAATAACTTAGCTTAATATAATTAAGTCGAAGTTTTTTAACCAGTTATTTACAAAATAATAGTAATAAGAAACAAAAGCAAGGCAACATACAATAAAAAGGCACTTGAGGGCAAATTGGGTAGACTTCTCCCCTAAGTTACAATTTAAATGGCTTGTACATTTTATTGTACTACTTTTATTATATAACCTCAATTTGGAAATTCGGTTATATTTTATTAAATTTAGTCAAAATAATTGAATAGTTTACAATATATCCCTAAAACTTAACAAATGTTAGGTTTATTTGTATTTTCTGCGTTTTTATATATTATTAGAATATTTATATCAAGAGTGTCCCTTTAAAACACTCTATTCATTATGTTTTTCTATACAACAACCTCGCTTCTCATCAAACTCATAACACTGAAAAATCATTTCCAAATCTCTTACTAATGGTCTCATATCGAATCCTTCCTCAATTTTAAATGATAATACTACTGCATTTAGAATTTCCATTAAGAAATCTGATTCTACTTTTTTACTTTCTAAAATAGTTGTTATATAATCAAACACTCCAATTATTTTTCTATTTTCGTTAGCGTATTCTTTAATATGATCTGTTTTGTTATCAAAATCAAAGTTAATTATTTTATAAATTATTTCCAAAAGTTCTTGCCTCTCAATTTCTATGTTTAATAAAGTAATCTCATTTTCAACAGATTGTTCGTAAACTTCTTCTTTAAATTCACGTCTAATTGGATCAAAAACTCTATTAACTTTTTGAGAAGGGTTTTCATTTTTCAATTTAATTATTTTAATCTTTAATTCGTCACTTTTTTTAATTTCCATGCTGAAATACGGAACAGGAATTTTAAACTTCTCACTTAAATAAGTTAAATATTTTTTAGGTATTTTTCTACTACCTTTAACCCACTGACTTATATTTTGTTTTTTTATACCTAATTCCTCGGCTAATTCTTGTTGTGTAAGATTATATAAACTTAAAACATATTCTAATCCTATCAAATAAACCACCTCTTTTGCTTGATTGTTAAGCTTATATTTTATATAATACGCTATTTTTGTTTTACTGTCAAGCAAACTGAGAATTTTTTTACAAAACTTTCTAAAACATCTAAAATATTTATTAATATGTTTTAAGAATTGATTTTCTGCAAATATTGTTCTAGGTAGTAATTACAATCTTCTTCTAAATCTTTATTATTAAATGAATAACTTTTTACTATTCTTATTAATTCTTGTATATCCTTATCTCTTTTATTTTTATAATCTGCCAAATTAATAACCCTACACATATCTTTTACCATCTAAAATTAATTGTTGCTCCCTATTAATATAATGTAGATTAATAGTTCCGCCAAACCAATCTTCTTCCCAGTCTAATAATCCCTCTTTAGAAATGTTTAAACTATATCCCCCTATAAACTCTTCTAATTCTCCTACAACTGCATTTCCTGCAACTATTATATCTGTTTCTGTTTCTATTACCTTTTTTTTATCTACTGTAGCAACATTATCATTTATTAAAGATATTCCATCAGATTTTAAAAATTTAGTTAGATGTCCTAATTTATCCTCTCTTTTGTTTTCCATTTCTTCTAATGTAGTTTTTATCATTCTTTATTCCTCCATTCCCTAAATACTTCTCATTTGGTTATTTTTCCTTATTACACTTTATATTATATACCTCTAGCTATAGTATGTCAAGGTATAGTAGTTCAAAGCAATACACTATTTTATTACATATTCCTACATAGTATATCTTGACATACCATAAAATATAATATATAATGGTACTTACAATTGGAAATTATTGTATTTTGTAAGAAGGGGTTGTTTATAATGATAAAAGTAAATATAGATAAAATGTTAAATAAAAGGAATAAATCTGCATATTGGCTAAGTAAAGAAGGTAAAATGGCTTATAACAATTTGAGTAAATTAATAAAAAATGAAACTAATTCTATTAAGTTTGAAAATTTAGAAATCATTTGTGATTTGTTAGAATGTGATATTAGAGATATATTAGAAATAGTTAAAGACTAGGAATTTTCCTAGTCTTTTTTCAGATAATATACTTGATACTTGGCTATAGTAAATAAAAATATTTTAAAATTATAAGTAAATAAAACCTAAAACATAGAAATTAAATCACTTAACAATATTAATCCTAATCCTATAATACTAGCAGTTAACATATTAAAGCACCTCCGAAAACTTATAACATTGCTCTTATAATTTCCATTATTAAATTTATTATTCTACCTCTATAATAGTAACATAAATATCTATTTCATTTTCTAGTACTTTTAAAACATTATAATTATATTCACAAAATAATTTTTTATTTTCTTTAGTAATCTGTATTTGCGTATATGGTATAAATACAGCATTTAAAATTTCATCATCTTCACTTTTTGCTAAAATATTATTCTGGTCAGTTTCTTCTATAAATCTTATTTTCATTTTAATCCCCCCTACGAAACAATTTTACCATATTTTGGATATAATTTATATCTTAATTTACTTTTTAGCATATTTAATAAACATATTTAATAAAATTGTATTAAGTATTTTTATGGAGGGATATTTTATTATTAAATTTATTATGGGTTTAATTGTTACTATAGTACTCCTAATCATTTATTTATCAAGTCAAAATATAAATTCGAATAATATTACTCCTAGAAATTTATTTAACAGTGATATGCCTACAATAAAAAATGAAATAAATAACATGAATTGGAGACGATTTGAAATCTTTTCTGCTAAATTATTTTCTTTAACTGGAGATTATACATATGAAATAACTCCTAAAACAAACGACAAAGGAAAAGATGTTATTTTGAAAAAAAGAGGTGAAACTGTTTATTTAGAATGTAAACATCATAAGAAAAAAATCGGAAGAGAAGTTGCACAAAAACTTTGTGGTTCTATGATAGCTGATAACATTTCTTCTGGCATTATAGTAACTTTGAATGGAGCTAATAATAATTGCCTAGAATACTGTTCTAAACTAGAAAAAAGTAAAATTGCAAAAATTTCTATAGAAGTGGTTAATTTAGAAGATTTAATTTTAAAATGTTTAAATTTAAATGCTTATACAGTATATGAAATAGCTGGTATTCCTAATAAATATATTAATATAAGCTAGTAATTATTTCTAAATATTTACTTATACTAATTCCATATAATAGTATCAATATACAGTTATGAATAAAAGAAGTCTAAAGCATTAAGAGTTTCTGTACTTAATTCTTTAGACTTCTTTTCTACTGTATTTTTATTATTTTTTCAAATAGCAATGTATGTTTTTCATCTATTTTTATATCCTCATGGAAGTGACCAAAATACCACTTTTTGAATTTTACTTTTTCTTCCATTATTTCAAGATATTTATTAAAATTTTCCTCAGGCTTAGGCTGAAATCCAAATATTTTAGTTATATCTTTTAACACTAAACTCGAACAAGTATGAGTTAATATATAATCTACTTCATTATTATATTTTCTAAGATTATCTAATCCTTCCCTCATTTCGTTAGAATCAGGAACTTCTTCTTTCCACCATGTAATATGTTCTCGTCTATTCTCTTTATCTGTCGAAGTAGCTCCACCCATAGTCCAAAATTTTAGTTCATTAATATTAAATACCTGTCCCCTCATTAAATGAATAATATTTTCTGTTATAAAATGCACCTTCCCGCCATGCCATTCTTCTACTTTATAGGAATTTAATAAATCAAAATTTTCATGGTTTCCATCTATAAACAGAGTAGTCCAAGGCTTACTTTGTAACCATTCTCTATAGCATAATTCTATCTCACTATTCTCCCACACTCCACCAAAATCTCCGCATATGATAACATAATCATTTTTCATTAAATTTTTACAGTCCAAAAAATTTAGTCTTTCTATATCTATAGGAATGTGGGTATCTCCTGTTATATATATCATAGACTCCTCCTAAATATATAAATCTTTCTTTATATATTTTAATATTAATATAGATTTGTTTAATTTTAAATACTCAATTCCTCATCATCTAGTTGTTGAATTAATTCATTATTCCCATTTTCATATATGTATTTTGCTTTTCTGTATGTAGTTTTGCCCATATCTAAATCATTTGCTACAGATTCATCTGTTCTCATACCCTCGTCCAATGTTGTACTAGGGTCTTTAATTCCTTTTAACATTTTCTCTTTAGCAATCTTACTATATTCTTCTTTTAATTGCTCTGCCCATTGCATTTTTTCGCTAAAACTAAAATCTAGTCCATATTTTATATGCGGTTGTAGATTTTAAAGCACCTGTTTCAACCAAAGATTGTAATTCTGGTATTAATTCATTAAGTTTTTTGTAATCTTGCAGTTGTTGTTGACTAATATCTAATTGATTTGCTAAATCTTTTTGAGTTTTTCCATTAAGATTATCTGTATGGGAACTTCCCGCACTACCTTGTCTAATTCCATAAATTCTTTCTAATTCTTTAATACATTTAGCCATTTTCATAGGATTTACATTACCTACTAAGCCTAAAAACAGGTCGACCTCGGTATTAATTCCGAAGTCGAGTAAAAGATAAGCAAAACTAACAATCCCCTTCGTAGGTGAACGTTAATTTAGTATTAATTTAATTAATTCTTATATTTTAGTTCTTTGTATATGTTATATATTAAACCTTACTTTCAAAATCTTTTTCATTTCTAATTCTATCTTTATAAAAAACATTCCTATCGCTTTCTTTTCCTAATATATCATTAAAAATTGTTATAGAATTTTTTGATTACACACTTGACTTTCGTGTTACGTCTTATATGCTTTGGAGAGAGTTCTAAGAAATGATATAGTTTCCCCTAAGCAGAAGAGGAAAAATAAAAAAGCATATAAAAAAATATGCTCTGTCGGTCGTTCTGAAGTTTCTTTTATACTACTATTGTATTATGCTTCATTCTGTTAAAAACTGCCCTAACAATCCACATAATCCCGTTACAATGTAACCAGTTTACCTTCCTGTATAATGTTTTAAAAGGTCATACACACCCTTCTGACGGGCTTGTCCTACAATAGCAGAAATAGTACAAGTCCGAGTTTATTTATCGCATCGGCTCACAACACCTACTCTATATTTTAAAGTGCTAGAGTGCTTAAACACTTCACATATACCTTAAAAATGGGTATAGGAAATACACCCTTGATAATTCCTATTTTTTTTGATAGAATTAAATCAAAGTTGAGTATTTAATAATATTCAGTTGTAAAACATTATAAGTTTTATCTAAAAGGTAGCGGTAACTACCTTTATTTTTTTATTCTTTTCTTTTTATGCTCTAGTACATCTAATTTTTCTAGCGGACTAACTGTATCCGCTAAATTCTTAACTCTTTCCGTACTGTTAACATAGTATTTATTTAGTATTTTTAAATTTTGATGACCTGTGATTCTACTTAAAGATATTATGTCTACCCCTTGTTGCACTGCATAAGTTATAAATGTTCTTCTAAACTGATGTATGCCGCCACTTTTTACATTTTTATGATCAAAATATCTATACATAAGTGTTCTAAGTGTTGCCTGTTTAAGTGTTTTCCCATAACTGTTACAGAATAAACCATCCTTTTCATTTTCTGCCTGTCTATAGCTAATCCATTCGACCAACATACTTCTTAAACTTGTAGATATAGGTAATATTCTTGATTTTTTTGTTTTTGTATGTCTGCTATAAATAACAGAATTATGAAAATCTACATCTCTTATCTGTAGAGATGTTAATTCTGATAATCTTAAACCTGTTGAAACAAAAGTTGCTATAATTACCCTAGCTTGATACTGCATAAATGTTTCTCGTGGCTCTTCTAACAATAACCTTTCTAACTCTTCTTTACTATAAACATTTTTAATTTTTTCTTGTGATTCGAGTTTATTTATTTTAACATTTTGCATATAACCTCTTTTACTTGCAAAATTAAAAATAGTTCTCAGATGAGTTAAATGTGTATTTACACTTGTTTCCCTATTTGTTTTTAATAATTCCTTTTTATAATTTTCTATAACCTTTTCTGTAATATCTGCACATAAAAAATCATTTCCAATAAATTTTAGGAAACTATTAAATTTTTCTGTATATGTTTTAATAGTCCAGACACTTCTTTTATTTAACTGCAAATATAGAATATATTCTTCTTTCAATTCTTTAAAAGTTTTTTCTTTTAATTTTCTTTTTTTTAAACGCAAAAACCATGCAACCTCCCTTCTTAATCCTTCATAAAGGGAAACTACATGGTTATTTTTGTATATTATCAT